CGCCATCCCAGCGCCCTGCCGCAAGATCGTCCGCGCTGATCAGGTCGCTCGTCAGCGCCCCCGAGACGTCCAGCGTGTCAACATCCAGCCCGTCCGACCGGCTGATCGCCGAAGGCACGATCCCGGGCGCGGCGCGATAGCGGAAACCGCCAACCTCAAGATCGCGGTCATGGCTGGTAAATCCCAACGCCACCCCGTCCCGCCGCTCCAGCCGCCAGCAAAAGGCAAGCGTCGTCAATTCGGTCTGGAACCACAGCGTCATGGCGCGGCCTCCCGTAAAGCCAGGTTTGAAATGGAAATCGAATGGTCCGAAGACGATCGATATGCTCTTGTCTGATTTTGAGACGCGGGCCGGAAACGCTTCCGAATTTACATTTGCCCGACAATTCGCCCCGATCTATTTTCCCTGATATTCGACTGATCGGGGGCGAGCAGTGTCATATACAGGCATGGGTAGATTGATAGCGGTCGGAGGTGTCCTCGTGGTTGGCGCCTACACCTATCTTGAGCGTCAGTTCAACAATGACGCGGTGGAAGCCACAGTCTACAACATCAAGCGCACCTGCAATTACGAAACCTATTATGAAAATGACGAAGGAAAGCGCACGAACTTCGGGTACAAGACCAATCCTTGCACCTCCACCACCGAATTCCAGAAGATCGCGTCCGACTATCAACACCGCGAAAAGAACATCAAAGGCAATGCGATCGTCACCGTCCGCTACGCGACGCCGGAGAATAACGGCTATTATCTCGCCGATCTGAAGTTCAGCGGCAGCGACGACGAATTCTACATGCTCCACGAAGACGACAAGATCAAGATCCTGGTCAACAAGAGCGACCCGACCAAGATCCGCAAATATTGACGCTTACTGAGGACGCCCGATCCGCTCGATTTCCTTGCGGATCGCCATGTCCACAAGCAGTTCGGCAAAGTAGATGGCGTAGCAGATCGCGATGAGCACCAGCAGCTCGGGCAGATGCGCGCTAAACGCGCTCATCTCGCCTGCCGGATCGCCCCCGCCGATCACCTCGACTGCGCCGGTGTCGCCGTGCACCACCATCGCACCCGCGCCAAGACTATGGGGATCGGGACTGCCCGTGATCGTGTAGACGATCCACAGCACATAGCCGACGATCCCGATCGCCATCGCGCCCCGGACCGGCTTCAGCCAGTTGCGGCGCATCATCGGCCCGACGAGCGCGGGGCTCAGGCTGATCCTGTTCCGGATGCGCATACTCAATTCACTCGGCACCCGCCGCGCCTGCCACTGGAAATAGGCCCAGCCGAGCAGGTGCAGAACCGGCGCCCAGATTCCGACGATCGCGCCGGACGAAAATATGCCATGGCCTCCGCCATTCTGCACCATCACCCCCGCGACAGCGATCGCGAGGATCACCCAGGTGCTGAAATGAAGCGCCTGCGCGCCGTGCCTGATCGCCGCAAGCCCCTCGGCAAGCGCCGCATTCGCCTCGTCTTTCGTCAGAGGCCGGACATCGCCGTCATTCGCCCGAAACGCATAGCCGGTCGGAATCTTGGCGAAGCGCTGCTCGTATCGCGCAGCCTCGCCGAAATCGTCCACCTTGGACAGCATCATGATCCAGCGCCCCCGCAAAAGACCGAACAGCCCTCCCTTAGAGGATTTCAGAAGCCGTTTCACGCGACGCGGTTCATTGTAGCGCAGGATTGCCTGATGTAGGGCGCGCGCAGATGCGTCCCCTGTCGATCCGGCAACCATCCTATCGCGCCCGCGCTTCGCTCCCCAGTCGAGGCGTTGCCCTGTTGATCGCGCTAGCTATCAGCGGCCTGTTGGTCCTCATGCTGCTGAGGCTGGGCCTCTATGCGGGCGGCCCGCCCGGCCAGAAATCCGGCCCCACCGTCGTCACCCTGCTCCCCGCCGAAAGCGAGGAAGCCCCCGCCAAGCAGCAGCAGGAACAACGCCCGCCACCCGCGGTCGCGAAAAGCGTGATCATCGTCCCGAAACGCCCGGACGTCCCCCTGCCGCCGACCAAACTCGATATGCTGGTCCTCACCCCGGAGGAATTCGCCGCTTCGGACACCTCCCGCCTGTCCCCAAGCCCCGCCCAGCAGAACGCCGACAGCGGCGCGTCCGCCAGCGCCGGCGACGACCAGAGCGTCGGCCGCGGCCCGAACGGCGAGAAGCTCTACAACGCCGAATGGTATCGCGAACCGACACACGCGGAGATGTCGCCCTATCTGCGCGACTACGCGACTGAAAGCGGTTGGGCGATGATCGCCTGCAAGACAGTCGAACGCTACCACGTAGAGGACTGCCAGGAACTGGGCGAATCCCCGCCCGGCTCCGGCCTATCCCGTGCCCTGCGCCAGGCCGCCTGGCAATTCCTGGTCCGCCCACCCCGCGTCGGAGGCAAGCCACTTGTCGGCGAATGGGTCCGCATCCGCTTCGATTTCCGGGAGGAGAAGCACGCCGACCGGAACTAGCTTTCCCTGATCTCGATCAGCGCCACCGATGCAGCTTCCCCTGCCAGAAACGTCGCCCGGCTGACACTCAATCGATCCTCTTCGAACCGTACAGGGACGTCGAACCGAAACCCCGCCGTCACGTCCGCCCCATCGGCTGGCGCGACATCGAAGACCACGCCCCCACTGTCATCAAGGCTCCATCCGGTTGCGACCGTCACGCCGTCGACGGCTACAATCACACTCCCCGGCACTGGCCGGGTGATCGTCCGCACCTGGGCCTCGTCGCCTTCGCCGTAACGCTTCACCAGTTGGAATCGGGTCGCCACTCCATCCCCCACGCCCAGCAGCTGATCGCCCGCCCCCGGCGCCCCGGTCATCCCATTCGAACTGTCGTCAAACGGATCGCGAAACCTAAACGCCCGCGCCGCCCCGCGCCGGGCGCGGAAGAAGGCGATCAGCGTTTCGATATCCGCCTCGGATCGCACCCCCGGCCCCGCATCGTAACGCATCCGCGCATCCGCCCAATCGGCATTGCGTTGCTCGAAGCCTGCCGCCGTTGTCACCACCGCAGTCGAAAAACCGGGTTCGACACTCGCATGCTGTCCAAGCGCGATCGGAAAATCGACATCGTCGAACGCCTGCACCTCAGCCTCCCCAATCTCGAAATGGACATATCCGTCGCGCAATATTTGGGGCAGCGCCCAGACGAACGTCTCTGCGCTGCCCCGCCGCCAGCCCGCTCCGGCGGCAAGATCGATCGCCCGCCACTGCGACCGATCCTCCCCATTCAACACGAACCCGCTGAAATAATGCTGCTCCGCGAGCGGATAGCCGAGCCGGGCCGTCGCGGTGGCGATCCCCTGCCGTGTCGCGCCGTCATTGCCGGTCGTCACCCAGTCATAATCCTCGAGCTGCAGCACATCGAACGCGGGCGCTGCCCAGCCGAGCGGCATGTTCGCGCGCCGCACCTCGGGCGCCGCCGGATCGAGCGCACCGGGCAGATAGACGAGCAGCAACGTCTCCGCCCCTGGTGCCTCCTCCAGCACCGCCGCCGTCAGCCCCGCCGTAGAGGCCGCCAGCAGCACCCCCGCCGCATCCAGCAAAGCCTTCTGAGGCGCGCTCAAAGACGCCCGCACGCTCGGGATCGATACCGGGCTTCCGCCAAACGCCGCCACCGCCGCATCATCATAGAGACAGGGCCGCCCATCGCCCATGATCCACCACCACGGCTCGCCGATCTGGAACCGTACCGCCGCCCCGGCATCCTGAGCGATCCCGACAAACGCCCGCGCCACCTCCTGCAGATAGTCCATCGCATCGCCATTGGCTGGCGACAGCAAGGTAGAAGGCGGTACCCACCCCGTCAGCGCGGGCGAGCCATCCTCCGCCCGCTGCTTCCACGCCTCGGGGCAATGTGCGTCGAACAGTTCGTAGGACAGCGACAGGATCACCGAATATCCCGCCGCCCCGGCCAGCGTCACGAAATTCGCATGCCACGCCGCGCAGGGCACATTCAGCACCCCGCCCCCCGCCGTCACCAGAAAAGCCTCCGCCCCGGCATCCCAGCCGAGCCGGAAATAATGGCTCATCCCGACATAGTGATTGATCGCCCCGCGATACCCCAGCTGTACCACATTCCGCAGCAGTCGCGCCGGCGTGAGATTGTAACTGTCGTCGAACCCGCTCGCGATCCGCAGCCCATGCTCCGGCACCATCGCATCCCCGATTGCCAGCGTCGATCCGCCCCCCTCACAGACGATCCCGCTCATCTCGGCCCAGCCCTCGGCCGGCGCGATCAACGGCGTCTCATCCCCCTCGGCATAGCCCGGCGGCGCCAGCGAGATGAACATCCGGTCGATACCCCCCGCCCACACCGGATCGGCCTCGCCGGGCAGCAGGAACCCGCCGTCCAGATCCGCGAAATCGAGCGAAATCTCGGCATCGTCAGGATCGCCCTCGGCATAGTTCCACAGCCGCACGAACCAGCTGCGCGGATCGCCCGCCGCGTCCCGCCCCTCGATCGTCAGCGTCGGCCCGTTCAGCGCATCGAGCGCTATCACCCCGCCCGATCGCCACTGGAACCGCAACCGGCACTGCCGAAAATCCCGCGCTGTCTCATAGGACAGCAACGGATGATCGTGCGTGTCCTCCGCCTCCCAGATCAGCCCGGCCAGATCCCCCTTCCGATAGAAGACCGCATCCACCCGCAACGCATCCGGCGCGGTCGTGATCACCGAAGCCATCATCGGCCGCGGAAAATTCACCGTCCAGAAGCGCGGATCGAACCGCTTGATGAACCCCTTCACCTGCTGGTCGGTGCTGGAAGCAAGCCAGTAGCCCATAGATCCTCCCCATCTCGGATGGGGAGGGGGACCATGCGAGCATGGTGGAGGGGCCTCCCCGATTCACATTGCTTTAAACTTCGCGGTCTACGGGCACGTCCATGCGCCGTGGTGTCGACCCTCATCGGTATCCGATTTTTCCTAACGACAGGCGTCCGCCGGGCCGAAGCGCCCGTAGCTCCGGACCCCGCCGGGCCGCCAGCCTTGCGCTACTGACGTCGATCGCTGGCCTGATCGCGATATCGGCTTTCTTCTTCCGTTAGTCCGCCGCTTCGATAGCCGCCCGTACCGCCCGCGCCACCTGTCGCGACGATCGCGCCAACGCTCCGCTCGCATCCCCCGCCGGCGCGTTGATCGTCACCGATACCCGCACGTCGCGCCCCCCGCCGGACCCGGACGGTGCGACCACCCGCCCGCTCGCCGTCGGCAAGAACAGCTCCGGCCCCCGTTCGCCGACCACATAGGCCCGCCCCGGCGCGACGGGCCCACCCGTCGCCCGCCCCGGCAGCCCGAGCAGCGATCCGATCGCACTGGTCGCCAGCGACAGCAGTCCGCCGCCGCCCCCGCCACCAGCGGCAGCGCCGATCCCCGATCGGATCGCCGCTGCCGCGATCTCGTTCACCGCCGAAAGCGCCACCCGCTTCAGATCGTCGAACCCGAGCTTCCCGTTCCGCACCGCCCGCAACAGCGCGCCTTCGATCAGATCCCCGGTCCGTGCCGCCGATCCGCCCAGCCCATCCTCGAACGCGCCGCGCATCGTCGCCACGTCCCGCGCGAAGCCGGCCGTGTCGGCGCGCACGCTGACGACCAGCCGGTCGATCTCCTCATCCATCTGGAAACATCTCCATCATGCGGCCAAGATCATCCGCGCCCGCACGGACATCCGGCTCATGCTGCGCGGTAAGGCTTTGAAAGATCGACAGGAGTTCAGCAGGCGTCGCCGCCCAGAACTCGTCCGGCCGCCACCCGAGCAATGCGCCCGCAACGCCCGCCAGCCGTGCTGCGCTGTCGCGGAAACGGGTCACTGCCCCGCCAATATCTGCTGCAACAAAATCTTCAGCACCGGCGTGGCCTGCGCCAGCCCGCCCTCGGCCACCGCCTCGCCCAGCCGCTCCCGCGTCAGCGCCGCCGGCCGCTCGGCAAGGCAATGCCAGAACAACGCCACCATCTCCGACAGCAACAGCCCGCCCGCCGCCGCGCGCTCGACCAGAGCGAACAGCGGCCCCAGTTCGTCCTCAGCCGTCACCAGCGCCGAAAAACTGGGCCGCAACCGCAGTTCCAGCCCCGCGACGCGGAGTGCAGCTTCGCCACGGGCGGCATTGGCAGATCCTCCCCGGCACGGGGAGGGGGACCGCTCGAAGAGCGGTGGAGGGGGAGCGAGGCTGGATACAACGGCATCGTCAAGCCGATAGCCCCCTCCACCATGCTGCGCATGGTCCCCCTCCCCGTGCCGGGGAGGAACTTCACTCCCCCTCACGAGGCCGTCACCGCGCCCGAGCTTTCAAGCGAAAGCGTGTAAGCCCGCTCCCCATTGAAATCGCCCGAATAATCCAGCCGTGTCAGCAGGAACTTCCCCTGCATCTGCTCCCCGCTTTCGAAGACAAGCTGGAAATCGTCCACCGTCCCGGCGAGCGCATTGGACTTCAGCCGCGTCTCCGCCGCCGATCCCGTGAACACCCCCGCCGCCGTCACCGACACCGATCGCACCCCCGCCCCCGGCAACAGCTCGCGCCACCCCGCCGAGCTTTTGTTGGTGATCACCACTGCCTCGCCATTGATCGAAAGCTGCGTGGTCCGAAGCCCCGCCACGGTCGAGAACACCGGCGTCGGCGCCCCATTCCCGATCTTCAACAGAAACGCACTACCCTTCTCGGCTGCCATAAACATCTCCTTCTTCTAGCCCTCTCCCGCTTGCGGGAGAGGGTTGGGTGAGGGTCTTCTTTTTTCAGTTCTCCAAAGTCCGCGCCCGATACCGCACGAACCCCGCCCACGGCCCATCCGCATCGCGCACCACCCGCGATCCCAGGAACGCCAGGCTCACCAGCCTATGCCCGTCGAGCGCCGCCCCGATCCCCTCGATCGCGATCTCGACCTCGGCCATCAGCCGGTGCAGCCGCGCCGGGCTCTCCCCATCGTCCCAGATAATGAGGCCGATGCGATGCTCGCGCCCTCGCCCACTCTTGTGGCTCCAGTCGCTAGTCGAGCCGTCGTCGATCACCACATAGGGCCAGGCTGCCCGCGCCGGCGCGGCTTCATATATCCCGCTCACCACGCCCGCGACGGGCGCATGCCCGCCGAGCGCCGCCATCACGGCTGCCTGAACCGCCTCCGCCGCCCCGCTCACCGGAACCAGCCCGCCACGTCGCGCAGCATCGCCAGCGCCGGATCGCGCAGCCAGCGCGCACCGATCCGGGGCCCGCTGACAATGATCTGCTCATCCTCCACCACGACAGCAAACCCGTCCGGCAAGATCTCCCGGATTTCGCTGGCGATCTGCTCCCGCTTCATGGCGGTACGTCGCGCCGCGATCCGCCCAAGCCCCTCGATCATCTCTGCTCCTCCGTGCTGAGCGTCAGCCGGTCAGGCGTCCGCGGATCGGCGATCACCGCCCGCACTCTCAGCTTGCGCCCGCCCCACAGCACCCGGTCGCCGACAGCGGGCCCCGGCGCCTCGAAACGCATCGTCACGCTCCAGCGCGGCATCGCCGACGCCGCATCGGCCTGAGCGACCGCCCCCAGCCCATCGGGCGCGATCTCGACCCAGGCGCTGCGCATCGTCACCCAGTCCCCGCTCGCCGCGCCGATCGCATCGCGCGCACTTTCCCGCCGCTCGATGACCACCCGGGTCCGCAGCCGCCCCGAAAGCTCGGCCATCATCGCAGCCGCATCCTTCTCCACGGCCGCCACAGCGCCGCCACCGCGATCGGCGGCCCGCCGTCGTCCCGTGCGTCGCGATGTGCGTGGAGATGCGCCACCAGCCGGATGATCCCCTGCCGGATCATGTCGGGCAGCCCTGCCCAGCCCGGCGCGATCCCGGCCTGATAGGTCACGACAATCCGCGTCGCGCCGCCGGGATCGCTCACCCGCACCCAGCCGTCGCCATCCGCATCGATATCGATCGCATAGGCCGCGACCGGCAGGTCGAACGCCGCCCCTTCCGCGGGCAGCCCCTGCACGGAGCTGATCGCCCGCACCGGCATCCGCGCCAGCCGCCGCCACTGGCTGACGGCCGGAACGGACTCCTCGAATTCACGGATGATGATGGCCTGCGAAAGAAACCCCTCCGCCACGCCCCCCGCCGCGCCCAGCAGCGAGGTCACCCCGGGATCGTCCTCATCCCCCTCGATCCGCAGATAATTTTTGGCATCGTCAAGGCCAGCAGCCAGCGCCGCGGCCATGCCCGGATCATCGATCATGTTGTGCCCCCAAAAACACCTCCCCGGCACGGGGAGGGGGACCACACGAAGTGTGGTGGAGGGGGCGGCAGGCTTGGCGATACGTTGCGCCCAGCCTCGCTCCCCCTCCACCGCTTCGCGGTCCCCCTCCCCTTGCAGGGGAGGACCAGTTCACCACCCGGTCAGCGTCCCCGTGTCCTCAGCCGTCCCGGCACGCCCCGGCGCCGGCATGTCCCGCCGCGCCACCGTCGCCGTGCCCACGACGGCGAGATCGGGATTGGCCCCGCTCTCGATCCGCACGCCGGCGACATAGGTCTTGTTGCTGGCCTGCTGCGCGAGGCATTCGTTCGCCGCGCCCACGGTCCGCGCCTGCCCGATACTGCCGCCGAAGATGGCGATCATCGTCGTGCCGATATCGGCGACCGTCCGGTTGAGCGCGCCCGCATAGCGCCCGTTCAGCCGGATCCCGACCGTGCCCTCATGCGCCGTCGATGCATTGTCCGACGTGCCCACATAACCGGACAACCCCGTCCAGCATTCATTCTCGAAGAATTTCGGGTCGCCGAAGCCGTTGCCATGATAGTTGAACGCGTCGCGATGATTGCGCCCCGCCCCGCAGCGATAGAAATAGAAACGCCCCGGCCCGGTGATGTTGACGCCGTTGGCATTCTGGTTGTGCGATCCCTGGAAGGTGCAGTTGAGCCCCACCACCAGCGGATTGACCGCCCCCGCCGCGACATAGTTGAGCGGCAGCCCGCCCACGAAATGCACGCCATCGACATGCAGCGTGATGCTGGCCGAAGGCACGCGCATATTGCCGTTCGTCCCGCACGGCAGCAGCAGCGCGTCGCCCACCAGAGTGCGCCCGTCATAGGCCTGCACATGCAGGTCGGTCCCGTCATGGAACCAGCTGCCCGGCGTCGAGGCCACCGCGCCGGTCGATCCCACCTCCGCCAGCCGCTGGTAGAAACCGTCCGCTTCCCGGTTGGCCAGATCGATCACGCCCCGCGCCGATCCCGCCGCGATCGTCGTCTTGTAGACGGCGCCGGCCGTATTCACCCAGGTCGGCAAGCTCGAGGACACCGTCGCCACCGAGATCGCCCGCCCCGGCCCGATCACCCGCACCGAAACGTCACGCGAGGGCTGGGTGTTGTTCCACCCCCGCGCCCCGCGCATGACATAATCGCCGCCCGAACAGTCGATCACCACCTCATCGACATCCGATTTCACCAATGCCGTCGAAAGGCTCAGTAGCGGCGCCCCCGCCGTCCCCGCCGCAGCGTCCGACCCGGTCGATTTCACATAATAGGTCTTGGCGATCGCGGGCTTCAGCGCCGCATAGTCGAGCTTGGTGAAATAGGACCGCGCGACCCGCCAGATACCGAAATCCGGCGTCCACCGCGCCAGGAAATCGGCGGGCAGCGCGACCGGCCTCGGCTCCGGCGACCGGCACCGGTCCCCGAAGCCATGCCCCAGCGCAAAGCCCGTCATCAGTAGAGCGCCAATATGTCCGTCGCGGTCGTCCCCGTCGCACGCACATATTGCGCCCGAAACGGCAGGATCGCGCCCGACGGCACATTCTTCCAGATCTGGTCGGCGGCGCCATTCTTGCCGCGCATGGTGATGTCGCCGGACGTGCCGACATACAGCGCCTTGGGAATATCGGTCAGCGCGTTCACGTCATGCGGCGTCACCGCCAAGGCATAGGTCGAGGGTGCCGAGGGGCTATCCCCCAGCGTGGAGAAAGTGTCGGCCATTTTGAAAATCCTCTAAATCCTCCCCGGCACGGGGAGGGGGACCGCGCAATGCGCGGTGGAGGGGGCTTGCGGTTGAACGCAGCGTTCGCGGCAAACCCCCTCCGTCATGCTTCGCATGCCACCTCCCCGTACCGGGGAGGATCTGACTTAAGAAGCTGCGAACTTCATCAGCTTGCCACCGCCTCGTTTACGAGGCGGAAAACTTCATCAACTTGATCGCCTCGGAGTTCACCACCCCGCCCCCGATCCGCTTCACCGCGTAGAAGTGGACGTAAGGCTTGTTCGTGAACGGATCCCGCACGATCTGCGTCTCGCTCCGCTCCGCGATCAGATACCCCGCCCGGAAATTCCCGAACGCGATCGACAGCGAGTTGGCGCCGACATCCGCCATATCCTCGCACTCGATCACCGGATAGCCGAGCAGCGTATCCGCCCGCCCCTCGGCCAGCCCCGGCTGCCACAGGAACTGACCGTCGGTCGTCTTGAACTTGCGGATCGCCGCCAGCGTCGCCGAATTCATCGCGAAAACCGCCCCCTGCCGATAAGGCGAGCGCAGCGACTGCACCAGATCGACCAGCTTGTCCTGCGGATTGGACGCCGCAAACGCCCCCGCCGCGCCCGACGCGACATATTGCAGCGATCCCCACGCCCGCACACTGTCCACCTCG